AACGGTTGTTGGTCAAGTTATGTTGGAGTTTGCAAAGACTGAGCGCGTGTGTGTCGCGAGTTTAGAAATGCCACCACCGATTACATTATTAAGAATGGCTACTCAGGCTGCGGGATGTTCACCGTCAAAAGAATTTGCTAGTAAGTTTTCTGATTGGTCGGATGGTCGGATATTGATTTATGACCAGTTGGACAAGGTTGCGGCTGAACGCATCTTAGGAATGGTTGTGTACGCTAGAGAGGAATTGAAGTGCGACCATGTAGTGATTGATTCGCTAACCAAGTGCGGATTACCTTCTGATGGTAACGGGCATTTAACGCAGCAAGTAGAATTTATAGATCGTCTGCAATGGATTGCTAAAAATACAGGGGTACAGATTCATTTAGTTTGCCATTGCCGCAAGGGAGAGTTGCAGCGCGAATTGCAACCCCCCACTAAGTTCGATATTCGAGGCGCGTCACAAATTAGTGATATGGCGGATAACGTGGTGATGGTGTTTAAGAATAAGTTACGCGAGAAGGCTTTACGAAAACGAGATTTTAATAACGCCAATCCACATCTAGCTAATCCGTTAAACGAAAAAGAACTAGAGCAAATTGATAAGCGTCCAGACCAGTTGTTGATTGTTGAGAAACAAAGGAATTTTGGTTGGGAGGGTGCGCAGAGATTGTATCTACAGCCTGAAGCTCTCCAATTTACTGAGGTTGAGGGTAAGCGATACGAGGCGATTTTATGACACCCGCAGCCCTAACAGAACGCATGTGGAGCATTAACGGGTTTAAGCAATTCTATTCTGAGATCAAGTCTGAGTTTGGAATAAGCAAAGTGAGATTTTATATCGGCGGTGAATTAGTGGAGGTAGAGAATGGGGATAAATAAAACCGATAGTTTAATTATTGGAAGTCAGGAGCCTTGCGCTGGATGCGAGCATTTTAATAATTGCCGAGACTTTGAATTGGCTTGTAAACCGTTCTCAAGGTGGGTCAAAACAGGTAGTTCAGGAACCTCTGAAAGGACGCCCAACAACGACACTTACAGAGACGTTTATAGGGATTATGATAATGGGTAGACGCGCTAGGGTTTGGTGGAAAGAAGGGCGCAGATTAACCATACAAGACGTTGTTGACATTGTGGGATGTTCTTATCCAGCAGCTAAATATCGACTCCAACGATACGACACACTGAAAGTGATTTTAAGACCTACTAGAAACTATCAGTTTCGCAAATTTGTGCTGGATGATGGGAACGAGTATTTATCCACTGAGATTGCGAAAATAGCGGGAATTTCTACAGAGACAGCGCTTAAAAGATTGAAAGACCCTCGCCCATGTTCACAATCATTTGAGTGGGTGACTAGGCCAATAGATACACGAAAAGCCAGAGGGAAAGATAAATACGAGAGAAAGGGTAGGGAAGCCCCACTACCAAAGGCGTGTGACTATTCTTCATTTTTGCCAGCACCATCGCAGTTGCTTGAGGGTGTTGCGTGAAGGTATTAGTCGGCTGCGAGGAATCAGGTGTGGTTCGTGATGCGTTTATCTCCAAAGGTCATGAGGCGATGAGTTGTGACTTGTTGGAAACCTCAAGCCCTGGTCCTCACTATCAAGGCGATGTTCGAGATGTGCTTCATTATCCTTGGGATTTATTCATATTCCACGCACCTTGCACTCATATCTGTGTTAGTGGAGCAAAGCACTTTGCAGAGAAAAAGCTGGATGGTAGACAGCAATCAGCCGTTAGTTTGTTTATGGAGTTATGGCGGCATGGTAAGGCGCATATCCCGATGATGGCAGCAGAGCAACCAATAGGGATTCTGTCCACGCTATTCAGAAAGCCGGATCAAATAATACAACCTTGGGAGTACGGTCACGGTGAGACTAAATCAACGTGTTTATGGCTACACAATCTCCCGAAATTGCAACCTACAAACATCGTAGAAGGTCGGGAGGCCAGGATACATAAAATGCCACCTTCAGCAGATAGGGCTAGATTAAGAAGCCAAACTTATCAGGGTATTGCGGATGCCTTTGCAGATCAATGGGGTGTTGCGTGACATTTCAACCAGGCATCATCCAAGTAAAAACCTACTTCATCATCCAAGAGCATGAAGGCTCTCGCTGGCACCTGTACGAAAACAGGCCATTGCGTGAGGATGAAATACCAGAGGGTAGAGCTTGTCGATACGAGCCTAAGCGATTGGGATTATTTGATGATTACGTGGATGCTCATAAGACTTACTCAGAGTTGCATAGGCGTGAGTTGAAACAGGGGTTTGATAATGGTTAAGCGCACCACAACAGATGCGGCTTTTTCTGAGGCTGTACGCGAGATGTATGATTGGACTTGTCAGAATTGCGGGGTTGTTGATACTGCTGCACAGATGGGTGAAAGACCTAGCGTGATGGATTGCAGCCATATCTTAACAAGGAAATTTAAGGGAACGCGCACCTATCCAGATAATGCTTTGTGTATCTGCCGGAGTTGTCACAGGAAGTTAGGCGACAATCCACTGAAACACGCTGCACTGGCAAAAAAGATACTAGGGGATGCGAGGTATCAGGAACTATTACAACGCCACAATAGGACGTATAAATATACTAAAAAAGACATGCCGGAAATTACCAAGCACTACCGCGAGGAATTAAAACGATTGCGGAAGCTAAGGATGCTAGGTGTGTCTGGACATATTGATTTAGTGAGTTTTGATTAAGCGAGGATAAAGGATGACAGCTAACCTAAAAAACAAGCCAGCCTACCACTACGAGTTAAGAGCGTGGGGCGGATGGGCAAGGGGCAGAGATTCGTCTGAGGTTAACTCGGTTGGGTACGGTCAGAGTATCGAAGGTGGACTTTGCGGATCAGGAGAACGCATATCTGATGGTGAGTTAGCAGATAGAGCAGATAACCAATACCACTCACTCAAAATGCAAGCCATAGATAGCGTTATAAGCGCCCTAGAGCCTCGTGACAGGTTTGCTTTGTCGTGTCGGTACAAAGAACGGGAGAAGGACGTTAACGGCGACCTGAAGCCCTACGATAGCCGATATGCATCCAAGAGGTTCTTTCGCGCACCTTGGAATACGGGGAGTGCTAGTTATCAGGATTTATTGAGGGTTGCACAGGTTAGGTTTGCGAACTTGTATGAGTTGAGAAGATAGTGAAATTAATTACAAAAACCACTGGACAAACAAACAGTAATTCGCTTATAATTAGGTATACGTGTGAGCAGAGTCGTGTCTACACGAAACGCAATCAGTCGCTACCAGAGATGGGGCGGCTTTTTTAATGGGTGTAATTTATGGGCCGGAGTTATGACGGGGAGAACGTAGACTATTCATACAAGGATATTATACCCCCAGGAAACAGTTCCCAGGATTCAACCGACAAGCACAAATACCGCAGACCTAGCGAAACATCCGAGGGTAACTCAGATTGGCTAGATATATTTATTCCAGATGGTACAACACCGCCAAGACCATCATTAGATTAACGGCGACTTGCAAACAATTATACATACGGGTCAATAGACTTGAGCCAATCGGCATTAGATATACGTTGCAGTCGCCTATTTGTTCCTGCTCTAGCTTAGCTATCAGGCTTCGAAACTACGCACATGATGCGCGGCGTAGTCGGTAGGGTTGATCGCCTACTGTATCGGCTTTGGCGTTGAGCCATTAATCAACGACCACCAAATTAAGCACTGGAGGGTGTAATGACGGATAACCTGCAACCCAACCCCATGGATTATGCTGTGGAGGTGTTCATTCGAGAAACTGGGAGGGTGTCTGAATCAAGCATTACACGTCACTTTAGGATTTCTTACGCAAGGGCCGTGCGTATTTTGGACTTTATGGAGCGTCGAGGGGTTGTATCGTCTCGAAATGAGAAAGGGTTTAGGTCAGCACAATGAAGCCTCGCATATCTATACACAACAACATAGCGATAATAAGCTATCTTGGGGTAAGCATACTTGCTCATAAAGATAAGGTAGACGAGGGAATATGGGCGGTAATGTGGTGGTTTCACGGGAATGAGTACACAACATAAATGCTTGTAGGAGGGCAGAGTGAATAGACGAGAATTTATCAGGAATACAGGGTTATCAGTTGCGGCTGCGTCAGCGCTTCCAGTGGTAGCAGATCAAACTGAAGCTGTGGATGAGGTATCTGATGCTGAAAGGTATAAACCTAGATGTCTTACAAAGCATGAACAGATTGCTTGGGAGCAAGCATGTGAAGCATTCGAGAGATATGGTGTTTTTAGATAATGACAGCACGTAAACGAAAGGAAGGCGAATCATTCCAGGATTACCGCAAAGCACTAAAGGATGAGGATTGGCTACAGCGAGGATTAATGCAAGCTAGGCCAGATCATCGAACAGAGAAAGCGAAACTAACCAGAGCAAGAATGATTGCTGCGGCGTTTGGGTAAGGTTATGGCTATTAGTGTTTACTATCCTTACTACGATGTGAAAACCAATATAGATACGCCTAAGTTTTACTTACCAATGCTTTCAGATATTAAGCATGGACGAACTAAGGTGATGATAAACCCAATGAGGGGTAAGTCTAAATCATGGCTAAACATACCAGATCAAGACTACATACAGCCTAGTAATGAAGGGAGTGATTAATCCAATGGTGACTCGCTGCGAGAACCAGACGACAACTAACAATAATTATGACCCTAAAACCAAAGATGAGTTTTGGGAGACTGACATACAAGATTTATACCCAAAGGAATTTCCAGAGCTAAGCGAAAGGAGAATAGTTTGGGATTACCGGATACTTTAACCCATGAGCCAATCTAACCCTACAGACATAGAAGGAACATCAGTAACTTAAGTATTATCTACTACCAACCTTAATTCTGGCTTAGGGGTTAGATACTCCTCAATCTCCTTTACACGAGCATCAATTTCTTCATTAGTCATATCCACGTATTGAGCTGCGCCACCAGCAGAGAATAGCCTCATGTTTTCAATATATTCTTTTCGCTTAGAGGGGGTATCTCCATACCAATACCTGCACTCCAGTAACTTACTCCGCTCCATGAAAGCTCGGAACTTGGCCTCAAATAGAGGATCGTCCTCCTTAGGGAAAGCAAATTTAGGCTTAACACCATTAGCAAATAAATCACTCGATTTCATACTGAAATTATACCACAAATCATGACCAAACTAACAGATAAACAAGAGAGATTTGTTAGCGAGTACCTAATAGATTTAAACGCCACACAAGCAGCGATACGTGCTGGTTATAGTGAACATACTGCTAAAGACATAGGGAGTCAGAACTTAGCAAAACTCTACATAGCAGAAGCTATCGCCAAGGCTAAGGAAGAAGCAGCCAAACGCAATGAAGTCACGGTAGACGAGATTACAGGGATGCACAGAGCATCTTTTGATATGGCTAAGGAGAAGGAGATTCCCGCAGTAATGACCACATCCGGTAATAACCTAGCCAAACTACATGGATTGATTGTGGACAAGCAGGAACAAGTGGGTGATTTCGTAGTAAACATACATGGGAAGCTCGCAGACGTTTAGCCTCACTGACAAGCAAACGGAGGCTATGGACTGTATAACGTCCGAGGCCAAACACAATGCTCTAGGTGGGGGATCACGGTCAGGTAAGACATTCTTACTAATGCTGGCGACGATAACCAGAGCACTCAAGTCAGACAACAGCAGACACGCAGTATTCCGATATAGATTTAACAGTGTGAAAGCATCTGTGGTGCTGGATACGCTGCCTAAAGTCATGAAGCTGGTTTATCCAGGCTTATGGGAAAGATCGAAGCTCGATAAGACAGATTGGTACATCACCCTGCCTAACGGTAGTGAGATATGGTTTGCTGGATTAGATGATAAGGATCGTACTGAGAAGATTCTCGGTATGGAGTTCGCCACAATCTACTTTAACGAGTGTAGTCAGATACCCTACGCCTCATACATCACGGCAAAGACACGGTTAGCACAGCAGTGTGGATTGAGATTAAAGTTCTACTTTGACTTTAACCCACCGAGCAAACGCCACTGGACATACAGGACATTCATTAGTCATATTGATGTAGATACTGGCAACTTGCTACAGAACCCAGAGGATTACACATACTTCCTGATTAACCCTGGAGACAATCAGGACAACTTAGCGAGCGAATACCTAGACATACTGAATAACCTACCTGAGAAGGCTCGTAAGCGCTTCCTGTTAGGTCAATTCAGCGATGATGATGACAATACGTTATGGACTGACGAAATGCTGGCTAAGTGCCGTGTGCTTGGTC